TCACAATTTCTTTTTGAAATGGGGCTTGGATGGGGAATCACTTTTAAAAGCTTCGTTCATCTTTTCAATTTCAGATACATTTGCGCTTGGCATCCACGCACCATACACCTTCAAGACCATCGTCATGTCTTTGTGCCCCATCTGGGATGCGATAAAGGCAGGATTAGCTCCTTTGCTCAACATCCAACATGCATAAGTATGCCGAGTCTGATAAGGGTTGCGGAATCGTATTCCGGCGCGTTTGACAGCGATATGCCAAAGCCGGTTGATGCCACTTGTGCTGAGGTAACCGCAATTTTGGGGACGCGAGTTAGCACTGAGACCGGTGACAAATACCCAGGTACAACGATCCGTTCGCTGTTTGTCCTGCTGCCTCAAGGCGACGCTGATTTCGTTGGCCGGACGCAGGAAAGAAATGAGTTTTTGCCGTTTCAGCGCGTCAACGGCGGGGGTGAGCAAGTTAACGGTTCTCTCGCCAGCTTTTGTCTTGGGTGTTTTAAACCGGTTCTTGACGGTGAGATTGCGGCGGATGGTTATCGTCCTTGCGTCGAGATCGATGTCTTCCCACGCCAGGGCGCAGAGTTCACCATGACGCAAGCCGGTGTACACAGCGAGGGTCCAAAGGTTAACCGATTGGGGATCAGCCGCGGGGTGGGTGACCAGCCGTTCAAACTCATCAAATTCAAGTGGCTCTGGTGAGTGATTCTCGAGGGTTAAGCTGCCCACGTTGTCAAAAGGGTTGCTGGTGACATACCCAGCGCGCACCGCGAATGCGAAAAGCTCACTGCACAGCGAGATGTAGGTGTTTACCGTAGAGACGCTTCGGCCTTTTTTGTTTCGCTTGCGTGAAAAGAACGTCTCTCCGTTAAGCAAGTCGCGACGGAGTGTCAGGGCGTCTTCATGGGTGATGTTGGCGATTGGCCGGCGTCCATCTAGTATCCTGGCACAGGTTGCCAGTGCGTGACGTGTCCTGTTCAACGTCTCTTTGGTACACGTTGGCTCTTTTACCCTTATCCACTTTGAAACAAGCTCGCTCAGTGTGGTGACTAGCCCATTGTTTTCTGCGCCGCCCAAGACTCTCGCCTTCTTTGAATTGGGAAATCGCAAGGCATAATCAAATTCACCGGAGGCAATGTCAGCGACAATCACGGCACGTAACCGGCCCGCCTTTTTAATGTTCCCTGGTGTGGCAAGCCAGCCTTTCAACGTTTCCCGGCAGCGCTGTCCTTTGTACATGAAAAAATGCGGAGAGATTTTCCCCGCACTTCAACTCCTTCTGGATAGGTCATCAGGCTACCTTTTTATTGTTATCAAAATAGTGGTCAATCTCGATACGGTTGTACATGAGCCTGGCAGTATTGCCTGTTTTACCTTTGGGACTGGCCTTTTTGTAGTGAACCCCCTCCACCCAGGCATGATGGCGGTACTCCTTGATTTGCCTTTCCGTGAGTCCGGTGAGCGCCATCACCAAACGTTTATCAATCCACCTGTTGGGTTCCATTGTGCTTTCGTTTGTCATTGGTCGTTACCTCATTCACTGTCAGCAAGCTTGGCCTTGCTGTGGTCGTTTTGGGGGATTTCAGGCGAAATACTCCCCATGATGAAGGTATCGACAGGTGGCAGAGTTAGGAAGGGACTGAGGTTGTTGCGCCTGTGGTCATCGGGTGCTAGCTTTCTGTGTGAGGAAATTATGTTTATTTATATACTTTGTATATACTTTGTGTGTATTCAGTATTGATGTGGAGTAGTTGATGAAAGCGACAAGTTTTAAGTTTGATGAAAAAACAACTGAATTATTGGATCTTTTGAAAGAGGATACCCATGCATCGTCTCGCTCTGAAGTGATTCGAAAAGCTCTCAAGCTTTTGAAAGTCGCCTCCGACGCAGATCATGCTAAAAAAGAACTGATCATAAAAAGTGAGGATGGTACCGAGCAACGTATCATTTTATGGTAGGTAAGATGACTGAAATAAACCTCAAAGATGACGACGATGGCAATGACATCGGTGATATTCAAGAGTTATCTGAAGAGAAAAAAGCTCAGATAAAGATGACTTATTGGGTACTTGGAGGCATTGCCATCCTCTTTATAGGAAGCGCGGCTGCGTACATATTTACTGACAACGGGGTGGAAGGGTACCTTTCCGATGTCCAGGAAATATGCTCTGTCAGCACCCCGTCCCACTCCCATGTCGTAGAGTTCTGTCGCAAATACATGTCGTCAGCCATTTCCGAAGCCAATGCCGCCGCAAAAGCGGTTTTCGAATTTTTTAAGAACTTTTTACCTCCCATAGTAACCTTGGTTTTGGGGGCGCATTATGTGACGAAATCAAACCAAAACGACTGAGGTAAGGGGCGTTGGAAGCTTGCAATTTCAGACTATTATTTTAAATGCAAAGCCCTGCCTCGACTCTGTAAATGACTACTTGCCACCAAGGCAGGCACGCAGAAACATTTGTAGAGACCAGATTACTCTTACTTTGGGTTTGATTCTGTTTTTATTGTGAATTTATCTTTTCCTTTACGTATTATTTCGACTTTATCACTACTGTTTTTATTATTTGGGTCAAACTCGTTTTCTATAATCATCAAGGCTTCTTTTAACGATTTGTCATTGTAAATTGCCATAATCCTATCCCTCTCTTTCAATTAGTTCGTCATATGCTTTAGCTCTAAAATCTTGATATTGTTCAATATATAAAAAGAAATTCATATTTATCCCTTTTGCAATATTTTTATCTACCCATGATTTCAACGTGATTCTAAATTTAGGGTCGTCCACATAGCGACTTAATAACGCTTTAGATTTCATGTCTTCTGGATTGCTTATTAGGACATCTTCGACAGAATTAGATAGATACTTTTCACAAACATTATAAGCCGAGCTGTCTCTCGGAGCAGTTTCTGACATCAATAACATCAGACAAGTATCCTGAGCATAATCCTTTGACAACGCATACTTCACTATTTCTGTTACGGCACCAGATATGTGCGCCGCGGTTTCATCCGAAATATTCCCGGAATAAGTCAAAGAACCTAAATTTTCTTTGCCGGAGATATTATTGTTTACGTTTGCAAACGCTTGATTCTTGGCTTTCTCAATAGTTTTTCTGTTTTGTACAGCATCGTCGTAGCTCTGTTTTGCCAGCTTCTCATTTGTCACAGCATTCTCATAACCATCAGGATCCGCATCTTTATCGATACCATTTTTTGCTGCCTGCTTTTGCTCGTACTCTGCTTTGGTATCTGCTTCACGTTGTCTGGCTGTATCCAGTAAATCTTGATTGGCCAGCAATGACGCCGAACTGTTGGCTGACCCTTGCGTGACAATACTGACAGGTTGTGAAACGACAGCTCCGGTTAGTTGCTCTATGGCGAGAAATACCATCGCCATATTTTGGTTTCTGGTCATAGCCAGAGATGCTTGACGAGGACTCAGTGCATCATTCATGTAGCTTCGCACACACGATACATGGCATCACGCATAAGCGTAATACTTTGTGTTCTCAATCCAAAGGAAGCAACATTTCCGCCGAATAGAGCGCTAACGGCGGCATTCACTTTGTCATCTACGTTGGCTGAGGCGCGAGTGAGCTAGCAAATGTTGCCAGTGCATCGGGGGAGGGCTCGGCGCAGTATTCTTGTAAACCATTAATCATCACCACTCTTTGCTGAGCATCAAGATGTATCGCTTTTCCACTACCCATACCCATTATTAACTTTCGGGCTTGACCGTCTTTTGACATATCAATTTCTAGATCTACGGGCGAAGGAATACGAGTCGTCCTATTTATGGAGGACCAATTGGCACACCCATTAAGAACCAATGTGACAATTGTTAAACCACATAAATTTATAAAACGCATCACTTATCCTCAATTTTAGTGAGAATGGCATGCTCATATTTTAGGAGAGTTATTGTTTCTATTTTCTTTACGGGTTGAACTTATTATATTTGTATCATTCAACTACAACGGGTGGAAACAGTTTCAAGTATGGAATAAAATCATTTTTCAGTTGAATTTCTCAGTTGTTATTCCAATTGTTCACAATGTTAATGATCTGGGAGGGGTGAGATGAAATTTCGTATCTCGTACTTTTAAATAAGAGAATAATAAATGGACGTCAAATATCTGAATGTTAGCCAAAACAAAACAAGCTTTATGAACCCATGGTGATATCAGTCCATTGTTTCTAACAACCATCTTAATTTCCTAAAAGTAAAGTTTTCCCATTTTTGATCAACCATTTGACGGATGAGTATCAGGCCGCCTCTTTTAAACCAACCACCGCTTTTCGATAACCTCTCCATTTCTCCACGCCTGCGTTTTCCAGCGCCGTCAGCAGGGCATCACGCTGGCGCAGATATAAAAGTTCCTTGCTGGGAACCTGGACAAGATCAGAATTACACCCGGACAGTTCGTCACTGCCCTTTACCGGTGGCACTTTCGCGTCAGCCAACCGCGCTTTTACCAACGCCTGGAAGTCCGCGGGATCCTTGAACCCGATATGCTCCCAGTCATTGAACAAGGCTTGTTTGTCTTCCGCATGTTCTTGCAAGTAGGCCTTGTTTGCCCGCGCAGTCCGGGCAAAGCCTTCGGCTTCAATCTTGGCCTGAACTACCGCATTGCTGGCGGCCTCTTTGAATGTGGCGACGGTCTTCTTCCCTTTCATCGCGTCACGGACGGAGATGGCCGTTTCCGGCAACGGCGCACCCAGCTCGTCGGCAAGCGCATCACAGAACGCGGCCATGTCGGCTTCGGCGGCCTTTAAAATCCCGGCGCGGATGTCCTCTTTCCGAGCTTTGACCTGCTTGTCAGTTGCAAGCCGTGCCAACCTTATCTGTTCACGGATAAAACGCAGGTCTTTGACAAATTCATCGAGGTCTTTCACTTCTCCCAATACCTGGTCGGCTAGTGTAGCCAGCTTGTTTTCGGCGCTTTTAAACACCTTGACGCGGTATTCAGCATCGGCAAAGTCCTGGTCGGTTTGAATAGGGTGCTTGGCTTGCTCGACAAGCGCATTCACCGCAACCCGGTAGACATCGAGGTTGGATGTCAATGTCAGCCCGTCCATCTGATAGGTAATCGCGGGCAAGTCCTTTAGCGGGGCCGCATTGGGCCGGATAACTTCCGGCTCGGGCTGGTAGGCAGCCAGCTCCTCCCGAAACAGCTCCCAGCCATCAAGCAGGGCCACGCGCGTTCCGGGATGGATTCGTACCAGCAGTAAACAAAGTTTTCCCCCTCAACCGGCTCGCGGCCATCGGTTAAATCTGAGCATACAAAAATGACCTGGCCAGCGCCGGAGACCAACAGCTGTTGCTCTAACTGCCAGTAGTAATGGGGCGAGAGCGTTTCCGCCATAACATCTTTCGCCAGTTCGTCATTCCACAGCTTGTGTTCGTACACCACATCATCAAGCAGAGTGACGCCGTCAAAGCTTGCCAGCATCCAGTCGTATTGCTCACTGATGCCGGTGGTGGGGAAGAGCTCTTCGCCAATCAGCTTTTCAACATGCGGACGGGCCAGGGCTTCGGCGGTATGGCCTTTGTCATAGAGTTGTTGCTGGAAAGGGGTAACGTCCGGGAACGTGCCGGTGGCCTTTTGCTTTAACAGTGCCGTCCGGCTCTGGTATTTGCTGACGCCCATCATGACCGGCGCTTCGCTGGCGGTCATTTTCCCTTCACGGGCACGGTACCATTCTTTAGAGCCCTGGTTGAGTTTTAGGACTTTCATTTGGTGTCCTCCTCAGGGGTAACGTTATGGATGGCGACCGAACGCGCCTTGCTGACAAGGCGCCCGGTCCTCAAAGTGGTGACAGCTCTGTCAGGGAGCGTCATTGCAGCGCGCCTGGACCGGTCGGGCCCAAAATTGCGGCCAGCACGGCCAGCCCTTTGGCGGTTACGCGAACCTGTTCAATGGTTCGCGCACGCTCCCCTTGGCTGACAGTCGTGACTTTATGCTCCAGCATGCCCCGGTGCAGCTTGTCCTGGTAACCAATCCAGTGTTTGCCATCCGGTCGCCTGTATATCCATTTGTGGATGGAAAGCCAGGTGAACAGGCGTTTGGGCTGGAGCTGCAGGCTTTTGGCTGCATCGGTAATACACAGTGATCCTTCGCTGTCGGCAATAAGGTGATAGGCCTCGACCTTCGGCTGGTCTGCCTCGGTTTGCGCTTTCAACCTGAGGTTTTCTTCCTCGGCTTGCATTGCCAGCTTGAGGATCTCCATCCGCGAGAGCCCGTCAGTGCTGTACGCCCCCTTTTTGCGGATAGACGGCAGCACATCGGAAACCACCCAGTTCTCAAACTTCTCCGCGCCGGGTAATTTGGAGCGCATGATAAGCCGGTACACGTCGCGTTCTGGGATGATTTGTACGTGGCGGACCTGACCTCCCATTTCGGTAGGGCAGCTATTTACGCTTTTACAATGCGTACTTACAGCTTTGGAGGTGTTTGTGTAGCCAAGCAACTCTGCGACATCCTTAGCCACAAACCAGGGCTCGCCGTCTTTCTCAATCACGCGGATATTGGCTTGCTCATAGGTAAAAGGGATCACGTTCATTGTTCATCCTCCCCGGGTTTAACGTTACGGATGGCGACCTTTTGTGCCTCACTCAGGACGCCTTTGGTTTCGACGGTGGAAATGATTTGCTCCGCGGTTTTGCGCCCGGCCTGGATGGCATTGGCCCAGCGGGAGAAGTTCTGTTTGTAAAGCGCCGCCGGGTAGTCCGGCTTGTCGGCAGCCAACTCTTTTTCAGTCTTCGGCGCAGGCGGTGAGATGTCCTTTTCCTGCCGGGATACGGGAATATCCATGGCTTCTTCGGCAAGGCTGATGCCTTTGAGCCGGTCCGCATACGCTTTGCGGGCGGCAAACCCGAATGCCCGCCATTCCAGCATTTTCTTGGGGTAGGACTTCCAGGTATTGCGTCCCCAAAGCCCGGCCAGTTCCGCATCCTTTTGCGAAAATTCGCCGCGAAAGGCAGGTGGTTACCGTTGATTTGCCGGGTGATGGTGCAGGTAGCTGTCATGGTGTTGCTGTCAAACTCGTCTTTGATATCGACAAGATCCGGTGCAGACATAATCAGCGCTCGCAGGCCATCGCCCCAAATGCTCGGACGGCCATTGACCACGGCGATATTCTGAAGCGACTGGACGGGTTTGAGTCCCAACTCTGCCCCCATCTGGACCGCGACAAGGACGTTGCCCGGTTTGCCCTGGTAGTCCTTGGGCACCATTTCAGATGCGGACATGAGCTCGGCCATTTTGATGGCTTCGTCAAGTGAGGTAGGGCTCAGGGAAAACCCGCTGCTTGTAATAAGGCTGGTCATAATCGTTTCCCTCCCAGACGGTTACGCCGCGTCGCGGTAGTGGGCGTCAAACGCTGCTTCGATTTTGCGCCGGTGGTGTGCCATAAATTCATCCAGCGCCTCGAGAACAAATTTTTGGTAGGCACCCAGGCTCGCCTTGTTGGTAGGGAGGGCGGGGTCACAGGCGGCCACAAACCGGACCAGGCTGTCGCAGTGGCGGCCATCAAAGTACTCCCCACAGTAGTAGGTGTTGAAGTCTGCAAAGGTCAAACCGGCAAATTCGCGGTTGTTCAGAAGTCGCTGTTTACCTTCGAGAATGAAGGCGTCGAGGTGTTCGTCACGCGCATCAAGCGCATCGAGGCGCTTGGTGTGGGCGGCGAGCTGGTTTGCCAGGTGGTTATCAATGCCGAGTTTCATGCTATGATCCTCTTGTTGATGGGGTTTCTTGGTCGTTACCCCTCAAGGTCGGCAGGCGACAAGCCTTGCCGGTCACTGTGGTGTCAGCACCACGGTCGTTTACCTCGCCGGGGTGTCCCCCGGTTTGGAGCTGTCTTCTTGGTCGTTGCCAGCTCCCTGGAAAGCCCTGCCTCGTGCGGGGCTTTTTTTTTAGTCTGCGGGTGTTAAATGTAGACGTCTGTAAATGAAAAAGTAGGTTTACCTACTCTTGTTTGTCAAATTTTGCCTGTAGGTATTTCTACTTTTAGCTTGGAATGTGACTTGGATCCAGAAACAGGCGCGGACACCTGTTTCTGAGGGCGATGAATTCGCGGAAGGTTTTAGTGCTTCACATCACCCGGACACTGGCGACGACAGAGCCAGAATTGTTTGCTCTGTATCGAGAGGGGTGTAGCGCAGGTTTTGGGGGTAGTCAGGATTGGTTATTTTCAAAAGAATATTTTTATCAATGAGTTGAGTTTGCTTTATTGTTGGCTCTTCTGCACCGACTGAACCCACGATGACAAACTTACCGTGAATGATGTCCCTTTGGTCGGTATCAACAAAAATGACATCATCGACATCTAACTTGGGCAGCATCAAATCATTTTTGACCCTAAGCGCGACGGTGTTGGGCCCAGATTCAACGGGGCAAGAAAGAAATTCCTGGTTATTGGGGTCAAATGTCTTCGCGTAAGTTGCCAACTCCGTCACCTGCGCCCAGTCCAAAATAGGGCAACGCCGAGCGGTGTGGTTTGGAACCGTTATTTCTAAATCCTGTAACGCGGTAATGTGCTCTTGCTCTACTGGGCCGATACCGTTTACAAGCCATTCAGCTGCAATTTAGAACCTTAACAAGTGCAATCAAAACCTTATCTTTCACGCTGAGCTGGATTTCAGATTCGAGGTTGCTGACCGTGACTCTTCTAAAGTTACTGCCAGGAATCATTCTTACCACCGCTTCTGCGACTTGGTCTTGCGTCAGTCCAAGGCTCTCTCTTCTGTGTTTTAGTCTTGACCCGAGAGTATTCATATTCTGCAACTTTCAACGTGTTATCAGAGATGAAGATATTCTTACATGCTTTCACATCTTTTTTTCTACTCTCTGGGATTGATTAATGGGTAGGGTATTCTACTATTAATCAAGGGAGGGTAGGATTATGAACACAATCTACACTGTTTTGATTCATCATTTTGGCTCGGAAGCGGCAATCGCCAGGGCATTTGGTTTAAAACGGGTTTCCCATTTCAAACAGCATGTTCCAGAGCGTATTGCACTCCTTTGCCACCTGTCACCACACATTCCCTACACCTATGACCCTACGCATTTCAGCAGAGATGCGAAGGGGCTACACCTTGTGTTGACCAAACCAACGACCAACGAGGTAAACGACCATGACCAAACCTTATATTCAACAGCGGCTTAAGCGCCTGGAAGAAAACCGCCAGATAGGCAAACCGGGCTTGTCGATCCATGAAGTGCGTATCGCCCAGGTGAAGGTGCGCTTCACGGACTTTGAAAGTGATTTTTTGTCACTGATGGCTGACAAGCTCTGTGTCCCCAAGGCGGTGCTATCCAATGTGCTGATTTTGGACGCGGTGATTGACATGCTGGCATCTGACGACCAGTTCCGCACTGACGTGATGCAATCATGGTCAGCGCTGGAACACCCCTCGCTCGATTTTTTCCATGAAATCGCCAGCCGGGCACGTGGTACCCGCCAGGCCATTGAGGGGACACGTCGTCCTGTGACCTATCCAGGCAAGGCGGCACACCACGCGCTTCACCTTGGCAGGGAGGATTAACCATGCGCGCGCGATTTTTCGCGTATCTGCGGGGTGAACACCCCGCGGATGACGACGCCCTCGAGGCGGAATTTGTGGAGCTGGCAATCAAGAAGCTGGCAGAACGACGGGGTCTTAGGCCTGATCAGGTGCGCTTGTCGCTGTTGAAAAAAAGCCTGCCTGAAATCGCCAGGACAGGGGCGGGGACGCCAATGCAGGACGACACACAAGGGATGCATTGATATGAGTATCGTAAAGGTCCACCTAACGCACAATTATTCGACGTTCAGTAACGAGATTTTTGCCGACGGCCACCTGTCGTTCCAGGCCATGGGAATGCTGGCGTACTTGCTGTCCAAACCGGCTAACTGGTCAATCAATATCGAGCATCTCGCAAACGTCACGCAAGGGACAGCCAAAAAGACCGGAAAAGAGGGGGTTTACAACATCCTCAAAGAGCTCAAAGCCGCCGGTTATGTTCGTACGCAAAAACTCGCCTCAGGCAAGATTCTGTACACCGTTTTAACAGTCTTGATAGCGATAAGCCTGATGAGGCAAACCCCGATAAGGTAGCCCCTATTTCGGTTACACCTGATAAGGCTCACCCTAATCAGGCTGAACCGACACTAATAAATACTGATCTCTTAATAAATACTGATCTTAAACAAAACGATCTCGAGCAAGCTCGTCCTGTCATGCCAAAGCCCGCTCTTGATGAATCGAGAATCGTGGCAATCTGGAACGCCTTAGGGTGTGCGAAGCACAAAGGGCTGACCAAGAACGCCAGAAAAGCGATAGAGAAAACCTACCGCGAATACCGCAAGGGAAACCAAACCCCCAAAGAGCTTACGGAGTGGGTCGCCACCTACCTCAAACATGGCTTTGCCCGTTGGATGACCGACCACCACAGAGACAAAGGCGACGGCAAGTGGTGTGCAGACCTTGAGTTTGCGATGCGCTTTTCGACCTACGACAAGGTCAGGAACACGGAGCTGGCAGCATGAAACCCGACACGCTGCTTGCCGAGCAGTCCGTCATTGGCGCGTTGCTGCACATCGGCGACATGGACCAGGAGGGCGCAGCCAAACTGCTTGGCTATCTGCGAGAAACTGCGTTCCAGTTCCGGGCGCACAGCCTGTGCTGGCGGGCAATCCGCAAGATGGCCGCCAAGGGCCAGTATGTGGATCTGGTGACTTTGGATGCGGTGCTGACCCGAAGCGGGGATATCGAAGCCGTGGGCGGCTTTGGCTACCTGGCCGAAGTGGCCAATACCACCCCGAGCGCTGCCAACGCGATGGCCTATGCCGACATTGTCCGCCAGGGCGCTATCCACCGCACCGTGAACAGCAAGCTGCATAACGCCATTGCCCTGCTGAACGATCCGGACGGCGGCACCGTGTACGAGAAAATCGGGCTGATTGAGTCTGAGCTGAATGCGCTAACCGACCGGGCTAACCGAGGACGTGAATCAGGCCTGGTGCATGTCAGTGACATTGCGGCGACGTGGACGGACGATCTGGAAGAGCGCTTTGCCCACCCCAACGCCGTGCGCGGGTACACCACCGGGATTGCCGAGCTTGACCGGCTCCTGGCCCCGCGGCATATCAAACCGGGCTCCCTGGTGGTGCTTGGTGCCCGGCCCAAGCTGGGCAAATCGGCCCTGATGGGCATGCTCGTCAAACATTTTGCCCTGGAGCACCAGGTGGTGACGGCGGTATTTAGCTGGAGATGCCCGCCGACCAACTGCTGGAGCGTATGCTGGCCGAGCGCGCCCGGGTCAACCCGTCGATTTTTTACTCCGGTGCTGAGGCTGACACCGATTTTGCCCGGGTGACCGCCGCCATGCGCGAGTACATCGACAGCCACACCTACATTGATGACACCCCGGGCATTGGGCTTGCCCATGTCCTCCGGGAGTGCCGCAAGCTGGGGAAACAAACGCCCCTGGGGCTGGTCTGCGTGGACTACCTGACGCTGATGACCGCCCAAAAGGCCGAACGCAATGACCTGGCCTACGGCGAGATCACCAAGCGCTCAAAACCCTGGCCAAGGAGCTCGATTGCGTGGTGCTCCTTCTGACCCAGCTCAACCGCTCGCTGGAATCGCGCGCCAACAAGCGCCCTTTGCCGAGTGACAGCCGGGATACCGGCCAGATTGAGCAAGATTGCGACCTGTGGATGGGCCTGTACCGCGAGTCAGCTTACGACCCGGATTCCCCGCTGGGCGGCCTGACCGAGGTGATTGTGCGCCTGAACCGCCATGGCCTCACCGGCACGGCGTACCTGACGCTGCTCAACGGCTACTTTGAACCGGCCTCCCCGCAGGACATGGCAAAGCTTGAGGCGCACAGGAAGGAGGCTGCAGATGCTTATTAACTCGCCGCGGGCACACATCGCCCGCCAATTCAAAATCACCGGGCTCGAAGTGCTGGTGATGTTTATCGGGCGCTACTACAACCCCGACCTTATCACCGCCAACACCCGCCGGGAGCACATCCGCGTCGGCATCATGGGCACGGCGGACCTTTTTCACACCAAACGCCGCTACGTGCAGGCTGGCTCGACGAAGACGGCCTGCCGCCGGACAGGGTGGACCAGGCGATGGAGATCATCCGTACCCACCGCTTCCCCCTTGCCCGCCACCAACTGGTGCCGACCCGGGCGATGATTGAGCGCGAGCTGGCACGCTGCCGTGAAAAGTGGCTGTTTGACGGACTGTGCTTTCGGGAGGAAACCGCATGAGGCATTCAACACAGCGCGAAAGGGTGGTGATCAATCACCGCTCCATGACTTGAAGCAGGGCGCGCAATGGAAAGGCATCAACTTTGCCAGCCAGTTCGGGCGGGTAGTGTGCGTGGCAACCGGGGCAGAGTGGTACACGCTTCGCGAGCTTGAAGCGCGCATTGCGAACCGGTTTCCGGCGCACTGGGACACCCAGGCCGCCATCAGTGCCCGGCTCAGGGAAGTGAGCCCGGTACGCCATGGCCTGGTCAAGCAGCGCATCGTAGCGCGCGAGAACGGCAAACCGGTCCACCGTTACCGCCTGGTGCCAGCCGTCAGCCTGAATGAGCTGGCTAAGCGCATCGGACGAGGGAAGGAGCAGGCACATGGCTGACAACATTTACGCGTTGCGCGCGAGCGGAGCCGGACGCAAAAAACGGCCACACCCGACTAGCGACAGGGCGGCGTGAGCCCGAAGCCCGGGAATGTGAGGCTTTGGTCGCATGGGCCAGGGTCACCCGCATCCAGGGGATCTGGGTGGGGGAATACCTTACCCATGTGCCAAACGAAGGCAAGCGGGGCAAAAAAGCCCGGGCGGACTTTCATCGCCTGGGGGGGCAGCCCGGCTACCCGGATTACCTCCTGGATATCGCCCGTTGCGGCTACCATGGGCTGCGTATCGAAGCCAAAGCGCCCAAAGGGTGCCCCAGCAAAATCACTGACAACCAGCGCCGGTGGGCGTTGCGTCTGACCGGCCAGGGCTACCTGTTTGCGTATTGCTACAGCGCCGAGGAGATGATCCAGCTTATTACCGACTACCTCAATGGACGCATTGACGGGCCGGACTCAGGCGGGGAGGCGGCATGAGCCGGTGCCTGGAGCTGTTTATCCGTATGCACCTGGCAAAAACGCCTACCGATGAACGGGGCCGCCAGGTGCTGACCGGGGATGTCATCGTCGCAGTCCTGGGGACGTTGCAGCGTGACCACCGGATCGGCTGTGACCTTATCATGGCGAAATGGCTCGACGACACCGAGGCACTCTGGCGGGTTGAGGGCTACCTGGATGACTGGCTCGCATCTAAGAAGGGATACCGGCGGCCAGAGCTTTGCCGGCACATCGTGCGCCTTGCCGCTCAGGTGTTTTACGGCAAGCCCACGGCTGCGCAGACCCGGCATTTGACTGCCCTTTGGCGCAGGCACAGTGAACAGGGCCGTCGCAGTAAACGGCTGATACGGCGCTGGCAAACCAAGGTGGCGATGCTGGCTCGTGGGTTTGCCCTGGATGAGAGCGAATTTCGCAGCAAACAGGATGACAGGGAGATTGCGCGCCTTCATGCCTTGATTGCGGGCGAGCGGGAACGCATAGCGACATACGCCAGGGAGCAGGCTGCCAGAACCTGTGTCTGCCCCAGGTGCTGCGGGACAGGGCGGGTGAACGCGGTTCATACCTGTGAGGCCTGCAATGGGTCTGGGGAGTTTGTGCCAACTGCTGACAACGTGCGTCAGCACCTTCGCCATCTGGGTATTGCACGGGTGTCTGACAGGCTTTGGCACTCAGAGCTCAAACCAGTATTTGACGACGCACTTCACTGGCTGCATGCCGAGCACGGGGAAGCGGTGAAGGCGTTGGACAGGAGGCTGGAGCGGGAAAGTGCGGCGTGAATGCGCCATAGAGCTGTACCGGGGGACTGAGCCAACAGGACAAAAAAAGCACTGTGTTCTTTCTAATACTACATATGTGAGAACTTAAATAATCCTTCCTAATATCCTGCTCAAATTTTGGATTTATTCCCAATTTCTGATAATGCGCATTGTTAAATTTGCAAGAGATTTTTTTGCAAATTGTCTGGAAATCTATTCGATGGATGTGTTTTTACGGGTTGTTAACATCATTACGCGTTGATACGAACTTGGCTCCTTGCAAACACAGTGGCCAAACAAGAGGTCGAAATTGAACGGTTGGGCTCTTGTGCTTAGAGAGAAAAGGATGATTACAGAGTCACACAATGAGAGTAAGGCGCTCGTCCTGATTTTCCTGGCGGTACTTTCGGGTACCGCCATGGATGCTGTGGTCAAGGAAGTGGGACTGGCGATAGGGACCTGGCAATTGTTGGTCATGCGTTGGTTGTTTGCAGTCATTATTTTGCTGCCTTGGATGGTTTCAGGCAAAAACCAGGTTGCTAATGTCAAAAACAAAAACATCTATCTCATCCGTGCCCTACTTAATTGCGTCGGCTCTTTTGCGCTGTTTTATGCCTTGGCAAATCTCCCTTTGGCTGTCGTTGTCACCATCATGTTCGCTGAGCCGCTGTTTGTGATCCCGTTTGCAGCTTTACTGTTGGGTGAAAGGTTGAACCTGAAAATCATTTTCGCGAGCCTTATCGGTTTTGGTGGCGTGTTTTATATCAACACCCCGGAAAGGGGCAGTTATACCTGGAAACCTTGTCACCTGTCGTGGCGGCAACCGCTTTTGCGCTGATGCATGTGTTAACCAAAAAGATGGGGGCCAAGGAGAGTGTGTTTGCACTGATGTTCTGGCTGGCGGTATCAACCTTGGCGATTTCTGCGCCGTTCGCGCTGGCCGAATGGACACCGATGGAGATAAACACTCTGGCTCTGACCGCCCTGATTGCTGGCCTGGGGTCAATATACAGTTACCTGATGATAGTGGGGTTTCGGATGGGCGTGGTCTCGCGCGCGATGCAGCTTACCTACTTGTCAGTGCCGTTGGCGTTTGTGTTTGGCTGGTTGTTTTTCGATGAAGCCCCCACCCAGCGTATGATTTATGGCAGTGTTTTTATTCTGCTGTCCACTGCCCTCGTGAGTACCAACGAAAAGACGGTGGCCAGTTAGGGCGGACGTTAGGTCTTTCGCCACTGGGCATGGCGCAGCGACGCAATAAGTTGCTGGGTTTTGTCATCCAGGCAGCAGTGGTGTGCCAGCCACTGTTGGAATTGTGTAAAGGTGGCGCTTTGGCGCATCATTTCTGGGCACGTCAGCTTGTAGCCAAACCCGGTTTCTACCACAACCCGGTCTACGATAACCAGCTTCCCCGCCGCCAGTTCCTCTTGGATATAAAGGGGATCTACAACAGTGACTCCCCCGAAATTTTGCACAATGGACAAGGCCGAGTTCATGGAATCTGCAATCATGAAATTGGCACTGTCGAGAATGGCTGTACTCAAATGGGAAAGCGTGAAGTATCGGTGCCAGTCTGATTTCGAGGGGGAGGGGCTCACCAGGAGCACATTTCTGAGCTGCTCTGGGATATCTCCAGCCAAGTTCAAATGTTTCTCGGCGTAGGCAGGGTTGGCAACGGTGACCAGTAATTCGCGGTAAAAGTGGTGGTCCGAGGTGTTATCGGAGAAGACAATGGCCATGTCGAAGTCTTCCAACATGAAATCGACGGAATGTTTCCAGGCTATGTGGATGTTGAGATCTGCGAAGATAGCGCTGTCTCCAACTTTAGGAAGCAGCCATTTCAGTCCCAGTGTGATAGGAACCTTGACGTTATAAGACGGTTTTTCCCGGATGGACGAACAGGCGGTGTTTAAGATCTCGAATGCAGTGCCGATTTGGCTGGTGAGCTCTTTGCCAACTTCAGTCAACTCAAGCTTGTTACCCGAACCCAGTACCAAACGTTGATTGAAGTAATTCTCGAGAGACCGGATGTGCTTGGACACTCCGGTGTAATCAATACACATCTCATCTGCCGCCTTTGCGTAACTTTTCAGCCGGGCGACGGCTTCCAGGACTTCAAGGGATTTATACGAGGGTTTGTTCTTATACACGGTGCGACTCCCTGTCTCTCATGACTATTTATATCTACATCAATTAGCCCAAATAGTAATACGATACCTCAGTGCAAGTACATGTTATCGGGCTGTCTGACCGCAGTAAGTATCAAAGTTACCTGACATCTATAGGCTTGTCTTTGCGAACGGGATCCGTACCAAAGCTTTCTGGGAAGCGCCAAGGGCCGGACGGACTTGGCAGGCTAAGCTCAGCCGGTATTTGACGGGCTGATTGCGCGATGATTAGAAATATTTTGTGCGAATGTTGAGTGAGAATAGTAAGCAGAGGAAATAATCATAATACAAGTAGACGTGTCTGGTACCCAGTAAAAATCATTAAAAAATATACTGGCTGCGAATTAAGTATTAATTAGAGGCGGGTTTTGTGATCTAGGTATATAAGTTTATACTTAAGTATATTAATTACTCGCAGAGGAAGAAAAAATAACCTATGTTTAACCCGCGCTGATACATTGGACATTAGTCATGCTTGAAGAGTATAAAAAGACGCTGGCCATTCCACTGTCGCACTCTCTGGTTATTACTACGTCTGTACACGAGAGTATTGGTGGAAACGATCTAGACGTACACTTTTGTGATGAAGTTGATGAATACGGAAATATTGTTGCCCATTATAAAGTATGTGATACAAAACAAAGGCATCCGCCCTTTGAACGACTGATATCTTTCTCACTCATATAACCGAAGTGCGTTTTTTATATATTTGGTAAAAGTGAACGAGAATTTCTTTCATTGAAGACAGTCCATCCAGCCATAATTTAAATGTTGGTTTTGCACCTTACCGAAATATGAGGCATGATTTTCCCATTATGCGAAACCTCGACCTTCACGGGCCGAGGTTTTTTTGTGTCTACACTAAACCCGCTTCGGCGGGTTTTTTCGTAAGGGGAGTCAATCATGGCCTTTCAACTGGGGAAACGCTCTCGCAAGCGTCTTGCACGCATTCATCCTGACTTGAGGCGAGTGGTGGAACGTGCAATCCAACTGTCCGATGTCGATTTCACGGTGATGGAGGGAGTCAGGACGCTTGAGAAACAAAAACGCCTGGTTGAGCAAGGTGCCTCCCGCACACTCGAAAGCCGTCACCTGACAGGCATGCCGTTGACCTCGGTGCTTGGGTGGATAGTGAAGTTCGTTGGGACTTTGGTCTCTATCTGAAACTTGCCGAAGCAGTCAGGCTCGCAGCCATAGAGCTCAATATACCGGTTGTATGGGGCGCGTGCTGGAGAATCATCAATAACGAAAGTGATTTGGACGATGCCATCGCTACCTATGTGGCCAGGAAAAAGCGACAAGGGAAAAAGCCGCTGATTGACGGGCCGCATTTCCACCTCTGCCGCAAACATTATCCGGCTACTAGTGAGAGGAATGCCTGATGAGTATATGGAAACTGCTGACAGGATTTGTTGAGCCGGTCACTGACCTCATTGACAACCTACATACCAGTGATGAGGAAAGGCTGGAAGTCAAAACCAGGCTGTTTGCCATGCAAAGCGCCATGGCCACTAAGGTGATGGACTATGAAGCGCGGCTTATCGAGGCCAAGACCAAGGTCATTACCGCCGAGGCACAGGGGGCGAGCTGGCTTCAACGTAACTGGCGGCCAATCACCATGCTGACGTTCTTGGGGCTCGTTGTTGCCGACACCTTTGGGCTCACCACGTTTCGTCTGGCCTCCGAAGCCTGGACCCTGCTGCAAATCGGCTTGGGAGGTTATGTGGTTGGCCGAAGCGCGGAAAAGATTGTCCCCAAAGTCACTGACGCAATGCGTAAGGACTGATGATGCACGATAAAACGTCCGCGGTGTCCTATGGCGCGTCCGCGGTAACAACGATAGCGGGGTTAACCATCAATGAATGGGTTGCCCTGGGTGGCTTTCTTATTGGTGTGGCGACCTTTGCGGTGAACTGGTGGTACAAGCATGCCCAGACCAAGATTTTGCAAAACCAGGGTAAGCAGGATTAGCGTTTGTATGCAGGGCGAGGAGTGACAAGGTCATGGCGAATCAAGATTGGGCGACGCTCGCTGCGCAGTTTGCGCATGATCATGCGCGTTATGGTACCGGGGCGAAAAAATGGTGTGATGCCAAAGGGATAAATTACCAAAGTGCGCGCCGGTATATCAAAGTGCGTGGTAAACCTGTCAGCCTTTGCGCAAAAAAAGAGAGTGCGCAGCCAACGCGTGCGCAGGACCAGCAGAAAACCGCTGCCAATGTGGTGCCCATTACGCCGCAACCGACAAAAGACACCGCCCCAGGCCGGTGCTTCCCTGCGAATCGCAAAGGCGGCATGTATGCCCGGTATTTCCCCGCCGAAAAGCGCTACATGTTTGATGCCGCCGATGTGGCCACCTTGGACGATGAACTGATGCTGACCCGGGCGCGCTTGCAATCCGGGATTGAATACCTCGGCAAGATCCACGCTGATATGGCGCAGGCCACGACACTCGAGGAGCGCATCAGCCTCTATGAATCCTTCAACCGCTGCAATGCCGGGCTGGATACGCTGACCGCGCGGATTGAGTCGCTGACCCGCACCATGAGCAGCCTGGGCATTGATGTGGTCACCAAAGACAAAGTCATTGCCGACACCACCCGCATTATAAACGCAGCCCGCAAGTTGTCTTTGGAAGCAGATAACCTGGCCAATGTCGGCAAAGGCGATGAGACGCCCCTCAGTGACATGCTGGACGATCTGCAGCGCCGGGGCACCGGCGGCATGATGGGCCATTAACCGCGTGCATGCCCGATACCGACGCGCTTCAGGCCATCGAGGCCCGGCTGGCAGACAAATGGTGGCGGATGGACAACCTCTACACGATAGAGAACGAGCGGGGCGAGTTGGTGCCGTTCCGCCTTCGCCCGGCCCAGCGGCGGCTGTTCGAGGTCATGCACTGGCTTAATATCATCTTAAAGGCCAGGCAGATGGGGTTCTCCACCGCGATTGATATCTACCTGCTCGATGAAGCGCTTTTCAATAAGAGCCTCAAGTGCGGCATCGTGGCTCAGGACCAGCAGGCGGCGGGGGAGATATTCCGGACCAAAATCGAAATCCCCTTCGATCATTTGCCGGGTTGGCTGAAAGCGCGGCTGCCGGTGAAATCGCGCCGCTCGGGCGCTACCGGTGGCCATATCCTGTTTGCGCATGGCAGCAGCATCCAGGTCGCGACGTCGTTTCGCTCGGGCACCGTCCAGCGATTGCATGTGTCCGAGCACGGGAAAATCTGCGCCAAGTACCCGGCCAAAGCCAAGGAAGTGCGTACCGGCTCACTCAACACCCTCCATGCCGGCTGTGTGGCCTTTATTGAAAGCACCGCCGAAGGGGTGGGCGGTGATTTTCATGCCATGGCCATGCGGGCGTTGGAGATGACCCGGGCCGGGCAGCCAATGACCCCGCTTGACTGGAAGTTCCACTTCTTTCCTTGGTGGCAGGACACGAAATACCGCGCCCCGCTTCCGCCGTCGGGCCTGGTGATGAGCCGCGCCCAACAGGACTACTTTGAGGCCGTGGAAGCAGCGACGGGCTGCACGCTCGATGACGAGCAGCGCCACTGGTATCTGCTGAAAGCGGCCGAGCAGGGCGAGGAGATGAAACAGGAGTTTCCGTCTACGCCCCTGGAAGCCTTCCTGGTGTCTGGCCGCCGGGTCTTCAATGCCAACGACACCCTGAAAGCAGAAGGCGATTGCCTGCCGCCGGGCATTGTGTATGAGATGGAGCCGGTGACCGGCAAGCGCGAGAAGGTGGCTCAACCTGCAACCCTGGATGAACAGGGTCAGCGTTCGCTGATGAACCGGTTGCTGGTGTGGGAGTTGCCCGACCCAGACGAGGACTATGCGATGGGCATTGATATTGCCGAAGGGCTGGAGCACGGGGACAGGTCGAGCCTCGATGTGGTGAAAAAAGCACCGGCGAGCAGGTGGCGCACTGGTATGGGCATGTGGATGTAGAGCTGTTTGCGCGCCTTAGCGCCCATATTGGCAAGTGGTACAACACCGCTTCATTGGGCCGGAGCGCAACAACCACGGCCATGCCTTTGTCCTGGTGTTAAAGGACATTTACCCGGCCAGACGGATCTACACCGAGCACTATATCGACCGGGAAGATGAAGACGAGACAGTACGGCTTGGCTGGCTGACCACCCGCCACTCCAAGCCCATTCTCACCGAGGGCATCAAGCCGCTGTTGAAAGCCGGCCAGTCGGGTATCCGCTGGATAGGCACGGTGTCTGAGTGCCACACCTTTGTCTATCACAACAACGGCAGCATGGGCGCGCAAGAGGGCAGCTATGACGACCAGGTGATGAGCTACCTGCTTGCCCAGGAAATGCGGGCTCGCATGCCCAAACGTATCACCAAAGACAACACACCGCGCGAGCCTACCCATTGGATGACGAAATGATGGCTGACACTAAGAAGAGCGCCGTCCCGCAGCGCACCTTGCTGGACATCATGGCTGATATCGACGGCCAACCCAACTGGCGCAGCAATGCCAAAAAAGCCCATGCCTATTACGACGGTGACCAGCTCGATCCGCGGGTGATGGCGGTGCTGCAAGAGCGCGGGCAACCCGAGACCATGCACAACCTGATTGCCCCAACCGTGGACGGGGTGCTGGGGATGGAGGCCAAAACCCGCACCGATTTGTTGGTCACTGCCGACGAGCCGGATGACGACATGGAGTTGCTGGCCGAGGCCGTCAACGCCGAATTTGCCGATGCAGCGCGCCTGGGCAGGCTCGACAAGGCCCGCTCGGAGGCTTACGCCGGACAAATCAAATGCGGGCTGGGTGTGGTAGAGGTCTACCGCAGCCCTAACCCCTTTGGCCCGCGCTACCGAATCCGCCATGTCCCCCGTGATGAAGTGTTTTGGGATTGGCATGCCCAGCAACCGGACTGGTCAGATTGCCGCTGGGTAATGCGTCAGCGCTGGATAGATGTCGATGAGCTCAAGACCCTGGTGCCGGGCAAGGCAGCGGTGCTTGAGCAGGCCGCCAACAACTGGCACGGCTTTGTGGACACGCAACTGGCCGAAGGGCTTGACCCGCACCTGGTCAGCGCATGGGAAGAGTTCAAGGGCTGGACGCGGGAGGACACCGAATACCTCAGCCAGAACCGCAAACGCATCCGGCTGCAAATCATCTACCTGCGGGTGATGGAGAGAAAGCCGGTGTTGGTGCTCGCCAGCGGACGCCGGGTGGAATACGACAGGAACAATCTCCTGCATGCCACGGCGGTGGGCATGGGGCGAGCCAGCCTGATGCAGGCGCAGGTGAGCCGGGTAGTGGAATCCTGGTACGCCGGGCCGCATCACCTGGGTGACCGGGATTGCAGTGCCCTCAGGGGATGTTCCTCTGGTGCCGTTTTTTGGTTTTCGCAAGGACAGCAACGGCGAGCCTTACGGGCTGATTGCCCGGGCGATCCCGGCGCAGGATGAGGTCAATTTCCGCCGTATCAAGCTGACCTGGCTGTTGCAAGCCAAACGGGTGATTGCGGACCAGGACGCCACAACCATGAGCCGGGCGCAACTGCTGGAAGAGGTCGAGCGGGCAGACGGCTACATTGAGCTCAACCCGGATCGCCGGAACAAGAAAACCCTCAGCGAGGCTCTGCAGGTTCAGCAAGATTTCCACATTGCCAGCCAGCAGTTCCAGGTGATGCAGGAATCCATGAAGCTCATCCAGGACACCATGGGGATTTATGCCGCCTTCCTTGGCCAGGAAGGGGGAGCCGAGTCGGGGGTGGCGATTGCCAATCTGGTCGAGCAGGGGGCAACGACGCTTGCTGAGATTAACGATAACTACCGCTTTGGCAGCCAGTTGGTCGGTGAGTTGCTGCTCGGCTACATCCTTGAAGACATGGCCGGGCAGGCCAACCGGGCAATTGTGATCCACCGAGATGACAAGCACAAACGCAAAACGGTGGTGGTGAATGAGCAAACGCAAAAGGGACGCAACAACGACATCAGCCGGCTGCGGGCCCATATTGCGCTGGCACCGGTGCAGCAAACCGCCGCCTACAAAGCCCAGCTTGCCGAGCGAATGATGCAACTGACCGCCCAATTGCCGCCAGAGGTCCAAGCGGCGGTGATTGACCTGGTGGCTGAGCTCTCCGATATCCCGAACAAAGCAGAATTTATGGAGCGTGTTCGTGGTGCGCTGGGGACGCCGAAAGATCCAGAGGATATGTCACCGGAAGAACAGCAGGCCGCGATGGAGAAACAGCGCCAGGAGCAGGCGCAACTAGAACTGGCAATGCGAGAGATGGCGGCGAAGGTGGAGAAACTGGAAGCCGAGGCGCAAAGGGCCAGTGCCAGCGCGGCAAGGGACAACGCATCAGCGGACAGCCAGCGTTACGCCAATGCCAAGACCCAGGCTGAAACCGGTGTGATTTTGAAAGAAATGGAGCGCCTGACCCAAGAAATAGAGGGGATCAAGCGCCAATACGGCGATGCCCTGCAAGCACAGATTGAGACGATTCAGTTGTAGGTTCTGCAGGTTACAGATTTAATGACCGTCATCCCTACATAAGGTATTGATTTCACTTGTTTTTTGTCTCAAGTTGTTTGGGTAAATGAGAGTCAGCTGCTCACTGCAGCGTATCTGTAGCTACCTATGCCCTAAAAGTTCATTCATGGCATGTTCTGTTCCTCATGAACCTAACGGCTCATTCAGCGACTTGTCTGCTGTAATGCTTTGTTAGCATCGGCAACGTTTGTTTTGGTGTCAACGTAGGAACCTTTGCTTCTTTTCGATTTGAAAAAGATTTTTTTCAAGGCTCATAATTCTGGCTGCCTGGGAATTGATTACTTTGTCTTTGGACTCTTGTATTGACTGCATATTTTTACTTATCAACTCCCTTTGCTCTGATATTTGTTCTTGCCATACAAACATTACTCCCAATGATAAGATGACAGGCACGATAAGTGATCCGTTGGCAATCATCCATAGCCATTCTCTTTTTCTATTAGTGCTATCATTTTCTAGTCGGGGTGCTACTACATTGCCCTCAACTTTTCTTTCATTGAATGATTGAGTTAGCTTCGAATCAGGAGATATACGAAACTCAAGAGGTTGAAGGCACCAATGACGTAGCGATTCATCAAAGGCTATGGGTATATAAATTTCCATAAATGCTTCAAATGAGTCTAAGTTTGATTCGAAAAGGTCAACTATATTAGTGAGACCTGATATTTCGATGTTAAAATCCATGCTGCCGTAGCCAACAATACGTGGTCTTAGTACTATTTGGCTTATTCGATGATTTTGAAGATCTTGAATTTCTGAGAAGCCGCTCCCCCGATCTCGACCTTCAACCTTCCAAGCTTCATTGAAATGACGAGTTAAATGGCTACGAAGCTCACTGCCAAATTTTGTAAGAAAGCGATACTCCATTTTATCAGCAGAGTGATCATCGGAGGTCTCGAAGCGGTCTTTTATATATATTGACCTCCAAAATTCGGCTCTATTGTCATTCCATTCTTCACCATAAGAGTCACTTTTCGTGCTTACTTTTACGGATAAAATCGCCTCAGCCATATTTTTATTCCTTTAGTGACTTTGTGCTAACAATTTAATAGAAGGCAACTTGCACGTTTTTCTGCCTTCGTTTTGCTGTATAGTTCTATGACGCTGTAACATGTCGTTCGAACTTATCTCGTGATTTCTGATGGATAGACATATTCATCAGAATCCCTTTTTCACGTTTTCGTGCACGCGCCTGATAGTCTTCCGAAAGATTACTAAATTATCTTCCTGCATGGATGACCATTGATGTTAGTTGCAACACCGCGTCACTGAGCCGCAGGTTAAGACTTAAGCGTATTCGATGTATTGCTTTCTTCATTCTTAAAAGTGAGCAAATTCGAGGGTGGTTTTGCACCTTGCCGAAAAGTGCGTTACGTTATTCCCATCATGTGAAGCCTCGCCCATTTGGGTGGGGCTTTTTCGTATGTGGTTCTGAGCCCTGGCATTTACTGGGGCTTTTTTGTTTGCGCCGTTAAGGGTTTTCCCCGAGAGCCCTTACCCGCACAGACAGCGATACGTCTACAAAGGAGACGCAAGCCATGCATGCTGAGACTGATTTTGACCTCTCCGGCAATGAAACCCCTGAAGAGCTGGATGCCCTGCTGGATTCCATGGACACGCTGGCACTGGCTGACGAGCCGGACGACAGCGACGTAACGGATAACACTGACGCGACAGATGAAAGCAGTGAGGCTGTTGAACCTCATGCGACAGAAGACAGTGACGTCAATGATGGCGAGGCAACGGACCTGGAGCCAATTCCACCTGATGCCGATACTGACGCAGCCCCGGCCGCTGCGGGTGAGGAGACACCGGCCCAGAGCGAAAACGACAGCCCGCCTGAGGGTATCGCTACCCGGGACAACCAGCACATCATTCCGTTTGAAGTCCTTGAGCGTGAGCGTGAGGAAAAACGCGCGCTCAGTGAAGAGCTCGCGTCGCTCAGGGCTGAGCGCAAGGATTGGGAGCAAAGCCAGCGGTTGTTGGCGGTACGTGACCGGCAACTGGAAAGCTGGGTGTCCGTCCCGAAGATCTGCCGGAGAACCTCGATTTCACCGACGACCAATTGGACGCGCTGACCGAGGACTATCCGGGGATTGCCGGGGTGATAAAGCACCTGGTTGCCAAGGTCAAGACCTTAGACCGTGATGAGCCGGCACCGGGTACCGTGGAGGGGACTGCGTTGCCTGAAACCGACCCGGTGACTCAGGCGGTTCGCGACAATGCAGATCTCAACACCTGGCAGCATGAAGGGGGCGCGAAATGGGACAGGGCGTTGGCAATCGACGATGCATTGCGTGCCGACCCCCATTGGCAGGACAGGCCATTGGCCGAGCGCTTTGCTGAGGTCTCCCGCCAGGTGAATGCGGCATTTGATACGCCCGCTGAGCCTGTGGCAACTCCGGCAGAGGTCAAAGCCCAGGCGGACGCGGCAGAAAAGGACGCTGAGGCTTCCCTGCCTGCGTCGCCGTCTGAGGTCGGTACCACTGCCCCCCATGAGGGGACGGTGCGCGACCGGGCGGCAACCGCCAGTGCCGAAGAAATCAGTGCCATGTTCAGCAACATGACCGATGACCAGATTGAAGCGCTGCTCTCGGACATGTAGCGGCAGGTAGGCGTAAATCGTGAAGTTTGAACCCGTCCATGGTGGCGGGTTCTTTCGTTTGAGGAACTGAGGATGACCAACATCACCAAAGAGCAGGCGCGGATGATACAGCAGGTGGCGCTTTATACCGCCGCCAACCGCCACCGCTCGTTTGTCAACATGCTCACCGAGGACTCGCCCAAGCAGGCCACCGGTGACAAGAAAGGCGAGCGGCAGACTTCCCCGCATGCGCCGATTGTGCGGGTGACGGACCTGTCCAAATCGGCCGGGGACACGGTGGACATGCAGATTGTGCACGGGCTGTCCAAACGTCCCACCATGGGTGACAAAAAAATCGAGGCCGCGGTGAAGGATTGGATTTCACCGACTTCGAACTGGGCATAGACCAGGGACGTCACCAGGTGGATGCGGGCGGTAAGATGGCCCAGCAGCGCACCGTCCATGACCTGCGCAAGACCGCCAGGACCTTGCTCGGGCCGTACTTCAACACCCTGCAAGACCAGATAGCCACGGTGCAGATTGCCGGGGCGCGCGGCGACTACATGCACGATGACATCATTGTGCCGCTCGAAAACCATGAGGAGTATGCCGACATCATGGTCAACGAGGTGCTGCCACCCACCTATGACCGCCACTTCTTCGGCGGGGACGCAACCAGCTTTGAGCTGTTGGACCAGACCGACGTGTTCAGCCTGCAGACCGTGGACAACCTGGGGCTGTATATCGAGGAGATGGCTCACCCGCTGCAGCCTATCCGCTTTACCGGGGATGAGATGGCAACCGACGAGCCGTTTTACCTGCTTGAAGTGACCCCGCGTCAGTGGCACAGCTGGAAGCAGACCACCTCGTACAAGGACTGGCAACAAATCCTCGCCGCCGCCCTCAACCGGTCGCGCAATTTCAAGCACCCGGTGTTCTCCGGGGAATGTGCGATGTGGGGCAACATCCTGGTGCGCAAGTACAAAGGCATGCCGATCCGGTTTAATGCCGGTACCACCGTGATGGTGTCCCAAAACGATGACGAGGCGAGCGTGATGCCGGCGATGGCGGTGACCACGGTTGACCGGGCGATGCTCCTTGGCGGCCAGGCGCTGGCCACCGGCGTGGGGAAAACCCAGTCCGGGACCCAATTCTCCCTGCACGAGGAGAAAACCGATGCGGGTAACCGCACCGAAATCACCATCGGCTGGATGAACGGGTTGAAGAAAATCCGCTTCAAGGACAAGCAAGGGCGGGTCAATGACCACGGCGTCATCGCCCTGGACACGGCCGTTAACCCCTAAACCGCCAGGAGGAACACCTTATGGCAACAATCAAAGCGCCGACCATGCATGACCGCATCTACGTCGGTACCCACGGCAACCTGTCCGTCGCCTTTGGCAAGGTGGAACTGAACGGGCCCGGGCCCGGTACCGTGGTGGAATTGCTCGACGTGCCGGTGGGGGTGAAGGTGATTGGCCTTCGCGTCCACACCAACGGCATGGGGATGGGCGTGACCGCTGACATCAAACTTGGGGTCATCCCGCTCGCCATCGGGGCAGATTTGTCGGCGTATGCCACCACCGTCGTGCCCGTCAGGCCAACTTACACCGACCAAAAAGCGGTCCTTTCGGCCGTGCTTGCCGGTGGCAGCGCCATGGGCACGTTGGAAGTGACCCTGGAATACCTGTCCGAGGGCTATTGAGTCCACCGGTCTGTTGGGCGCCCCCGCGCCCTTTTTTCATTCAGAGAGGCAAGCATGAGCCAGGTAGCCATTGCCTATATTGGCCCGAAAGCGGTCAAACGCGACACCGTGACCGGAAGCCGTCAGGTGTTCCCCCGCATGACCCCGATTGACGTCAGCGCCGAGCTGGCCGCGGTGCTGTTGTGTTATGACCAGGTGTTTGTGGAAGCCAGCGCGCTTGATGCGGTGCGCGAGGCAGAAAACGCCCGGCAGGCGCAGGCGGCGAAAAGCGTGAAGAGGCCGAAGCCGCGCACAAAAAACGCCAGGCGGCAGCTGACATGTCGGTAAGCGTGGACGCAAGACGTTCGATCTTGCCAAGATGACCAGCCCGCAAATTGCCACCCTGGTGGAAGGGGCAGAGTTGGCCATCCCTGCCAAAGGGGCGCAGGAGTCGGCCGCGGATTACAAACGGCGGGTGCGGGATGCTATCCGCGATGAACCTCGCAATCACGGGACACCCTGATGGAAACCGTACCGCTTTCGGCGTTCCTGCCCGCCTTGAGGAGCCGGGTCACGGTGCCTTTGGACGGCGTGATGTTGGACGCCCTGGCTGAGGCCGCCATCGCGTTTTGTACCCGCAGCCGGGTGGTGGTAGAAGTCCTGTCACTGGGCCCGGTGGTTAAGGGCCAGCACGTGCGGCTGGTCGCGGACTCGGCGCTTAATCAGGCGCACCCGCGACACTGCGGGCCGGGGAGCTGCTGGCGTTGACCGGTCAGGGGGAGCCGTTGGTGCCGGGGCGCGATGTTCACCTTGCAGACCGCGATACCCTGACGTTTTTGCGGGATGTTGCTGAGGTCAGCGTGCTGTGCAGCGTGGTGCCGGCAGAGGGAAGCACCCATGTGCCTGCCTGTTGTTTGCCGATTGGAAACACGGCCTTTGTGCCGGGGCCGCCACCCACTTGCTGGTCCAGCCCGACTGGGCCAATCCCGACCTCGCCGCCCATTACGAGACGCTTTTTAATGAAGCGGTCAGCAGCGCCCGGCGCTGGCGCGTTGAAGCGAGCCTCAGACGGCATTTCAACACCCTCCGGGGCGTCATCGGGACTTTCTCTGATGAACGTCCAGGCCCTTATCGCGCGGATTGGCGAGGAGCTGGTCGATCCGGGCCATGTGCTGTGGTCACGCCCAAGCCTGATGGCCTACCTTAACCAGGCGCTGTCGGTGGTGGTCCAGTTACAGCCCGAGGCGGGCCGGCAGGAAAGGGCAGTGGTGGTCACCGACGGTCGGGTGGCGGCACCGGCCAATGCGGTTGTGCTGCTGTCTGTGGACAGGGCTGCAGACCGGGCCGTGAATTATATCGACATCACCATGCTGAGCAGGCGGGTACCGGAGTGGCAAAACCACACCGGTGCGCCCTCGGCCTGGACCCAGGCCCGCGGACAAGTTCTTTCCTATACGCTCTATCCCCGCCCGGCAGCGGCGGTCACGGTACAGGATGCCTGGGCCGTGCGGCCCGAAGTGGTGGCTGAGACAGACACGCTTCCTGTCAATGCGGTCTACGTGCCGGCACTGATGGAGTACGTGCTCTACCGCGCCTACGGCAAGGACGGGCAAGATGAAGCCAACCTGGACAAAGCCCGGGCTCACTGGCAGGCCTTTAACGCGCTGATGGGCGGCCGGGCAGAGAGGGGAGGGACGCGCCATGTTGATTGAGATTGCCCTGATGCGCGGCGAAACACCCCGCTGATGCCGCACCTGTTGCCTGATGAGGCGGCCGCTTGGCCCAGGATTGCCGGTTTTCCCGCGGCATTGTCGCCCCGATAAACGCCAGCCGCCCGGCGTTTACTTTGCCGTCCCCGGCGCGCACCCTGTTTAAATACGGCCCGCAGCACTGGTTTGCCTGGCCGGGCACCGTGAGCGCTATCGCGAGCCCCATCGCACAAGATCCGTGGCAGCGCGTGTACTGGACCGGCGAGGGCAAACCCCGCCTCACTGCCCAGGACATGGCGATAGGCACCGACGGTTTTGGCCCGGCAGCCGGGTATGACCTGGGTATTCCCCGGCCCGATACGCCGCCGGTGGTGACCCATGTTGACGGCAGTACCGGGGAGCCGCCCCCGGATGGGGAAGCCCCGGCGTTTGACGATGAAGACCGCCTGTATATCCAGACCTATGTCTCGCGCTTTGGCGAGGAAGGCGCGCCGGGCTCCCCGTCACAACCGGTGTTGATTGAAAGGCCCGGCGCCACGGTGACGGTCAGATTGATGCAACCGAGCACAAACACCCACAACATTACGCATACGCGGCTTTACCGTTCGGTGACCGTCTCCGGCGAGGCCGATTACCTGTTGGTGGCCGAGGTGCCGATTTCCCAGCCGAATATCGGGATGCGGCGCGCGATGTCAACGGCCCGGTGCTGGAAACCTGGGATTATGACCTGCCGGATCCGAACATGCAGGGGCTTTGCCAGATGGCCAACGGCATCTGTGCCGGCTTTGCCGGCAACGCGGTGATGTTTTCAGCCGCTTACTTGCCGTATGCCTGGCCGGAAGGGTACCGCGGGACCACCGAACACCCGATAGTCGCCATCGCAGCGGTCGGCACTTCCCTGGTGGTGGCCACCCAGGGTTATCCCTATCTGTTCAGCGGGGTGACACCGAGTGCAATCAATGGGACCAAACTCCCGGTCGAGCAGGCCTGTGTCAGTGCCGCGTCGCTTGTGGTGCTAAACGGCATGGGGGTGTACGCCTCGCCCGACGGCCTGGTGGCGGTCTCTGCTGACGGGGCAGTGCTGTTGACCGATGCGCTGATTGACCGCGACAGCTGGCAGGCACTCAGGCCCGACACCCTCAATGCCGCGGCGGTGGAAGGGCGCTACGTTGCCCAATATGAAGGTGGGGCCTTTATCTTTGACCCGGTATCGCAAGATTTCACACGGCTTTCCGAAAACTGGACCACCGCCGTTAACGATATCGAACGGGATGTGCTGATGGTGGTGGACGGCACCCAGGTTCGCGCATGGCAGCAAGCCGCCACGCCGCTTTCCTATACCTGGCGCTCTAAGGTGTTCCGCATCCCGCGCCACAGCGTGATGACCTGTGCCCGTATTGAGGCCGCCGGCGAGGTGGCCGTGCGTTTTCTCGCTGATGGCCAGGTGGTGCTGGCCTTGCCGGCAGTAGGCAGCCGGCCCTTTCGCCTGCCGCCGGTGCGCGCATCAAGCTGGCAGGTGGAAATCAGCGCCACCGTGCCGGTTGAGCGCATTTTGCTGGCAAGCCATTTAAAGGCGCTTGCCTGATGGCTGGGAAACGGGCTGCCTTTCGCGCCGGGCGCGATGCCGAGGCGGTGCTGGAAACCTGGAGCTGCTGACCGGGCAGCGGGGCAACGGGCTTGACCGGGCGCTGACGCTGCGCGATTTAACCAACCTCGGGGTGGTCGGGGTCACCCGGACCCGCCGGGGCGGCTATGTGGCCAAGCCGCTTGTGACGCCGCCGCCACAGGAAAAGGACACCCCGGTCTCCCCGCCCTTGGCCCTTCGGGGGTGCAGGGCACGGGCGGGTTTGGTGCCATCATGCTCTCCTGGGACCGGCCGGGCTATGCCGGGCATGCCCACTCTGAGGTGTGGCGCGCCGCCACCGACACGTTCGGGCAGGCGGTGTTAATCGGCACCACGGCCGCCACGGTATTCAGTGACACCGTGACGCCAGGCGCGGCCTATTACTACTGGGTGCGCCACGTAAATATCCGCGACCTGCCCGGGCCGTACCAGGGCGCTAACGGGGTGGCGGTGGCAACCAGTCAGGACATCAGCCATGTGGTCACGGCGCTGACCGAGCAGATGCGCCAGTCGGCGCTGGTTGGTGAGCTGACCGCCGGCATTGACGGGGCTAAGCAGAGGTTTGACACCCTGTGGGCGGTCAAGGCCCAGGCCGGGGACATCACGGCCGGGATTGGCCTGGTGGCGAACACTGACGGCACCAGCCAGGTGGCGGTGTCAGCGAGCCAGTTTGTGGTGTTTGATCCCAACAGCGCGGCCGCCACCCTGACGCCGCTGTTTGCCATAGACCAGGGCCAGGTGGTTATCCCCAAAGCGCTGGTTGAAACGGCGACCATCCAGGTGCTCCATGCCCAGACCATTGTGGCCGATGCGGTGCGGGCCGGGATTGCCATCACCACCCCGACGCTTAACAGTGCGGTGGTCAACGGGGCCGAGCTCAATATCGGCGAAGGCGGGCCGTATGCCGGTTTTCACACCCGCATTACCGCCGGCGGGACCATTTTCACCGATTTTCTGGAAGCCTCCGGCGGGCGGCTGAACAACATCACCATTGAGGAAGACTGCAATGTCAAAGGCACCATTTATGCCAACCGCATTGTCGGGGATGTCACCGCCGTACACTGGCAGTCCCTGGGTTACCACCGCTGGGCCAGTGTCCCGTGCGGCAGTGTCTACCACCTGCTGAGTTTTACCGTGCCGGCCGCGAACTTTACCCGCACCATGATCACCCCGTCGGTGATTTGTGCCGGCCAGTATTGCAGCCCGCTGCTGCGCTTTTACGTCAACGGGGCCCAGGTGGCCCATGCCACCTTTACCAGCCTGGTCAACCGCGGCATGTGCACGTCCCGGGTGTTTACGCTGCCTGCCAACACCCATATTACCGTCCAGGTCAACGTGGAGGCGGCAGGGTGCGTGGTCGGGCGCAGTGTCAGCCTGTATGTCTATGAGCAAGCCTTGTCCTTTCTCTACATCAAAGCCTGATAAGGGTGCGCATCGCCTGGTGTGTGTGCCCTGGCAAACACACCGAAAAACGTTGTTGCCGTTGATTGAACGCACCGCCACCCGAAACCGCCACGGCTTTGCCAGGCAGGTGGATGAGGCGCTTTGCCGGGAGACGGCGTTCCTCTTTATCAGTCTGGACGGCTTTGTGGTGCTGGCCCCGGTGGAAAAGCACGGGGCGCTGTGGGTGAACGTGTTGTTCACCCTGGCATGGGGCGAAAAGGCCATCGCCCGTTACCAGGGGGACATCGAGCGGCTTACTCGGCAAATTGGTGGCCGGGGCATTGCCTGCCAGACCGCGGTCAAGGCCCTGGCGGCACACCTGGCGCAGGCGGGGTATCGGAAAACCTCGGGTGCCCGGCGTATCCAGCAGTGGGAAAAACGGTTATGAGGAGGCCATGATGGGAGGCAGTCGGCGTCACAAGGTCCGGGAAACCGCCTATGAGGTGGCCGCGGCCGAGGTGGCAAAAAAATACTGGGACATATACCAGCATGACCTCAAAGGGTTTGAAGATACCTTTATCCGGCGTGTGGAAAATTTCAATGCCGAGGCCAACATGGCCGATACCCGCCAGGCCGCCGCGCTGGGGTACAACCGGGCATTCAGCGAAAACCGCAATGCGGTGGCGGACAACCTGGCGGCGTCAGGGGTTGACCCCACCAGTGGCAAGTTCAAGGCCGCGATGGCCGATATCACCACCGACCACGCATCGGGACAGGCCGACACGGTGAGCCGCGCCCAGGCGTCCGAGCAGGACAAATACCTCGCCGGGGTTGTCAGATGTCGCCGCCTT